TGCTATTGCTCTTAGTAAGGCAGGCAAGAGCCGTAAACGTAAATAAGCCTCATCGGGGGTTCTACGGTCCTGTAGGGCCCCTCAACACCTTTTCTGGTATATTCTATCATGACCGATAAAACGGCAGCCTTAGAGGACCGTCTGAAGGCTAGTTTTCCATTGTTCCTGACTCTTGTATGGAAGTCGCTCGACCTGCCTCGTCCAACAAGAGCACAGATTGCCATTGCTAGGTACCTTCAGAATGGTCCGAAGCGTCTCCAAATCCAGGCATTTCGGGGACTGGGTAAGTCATGGATTGCTGCTGCCTTTACCCTGTGGATCCTGTTTAAGGACCGCGACAAAAAGATTATGGTTGTATCTGCCAGCAAACAACGAGCAGACGACTTCACAATCTTTTGTCAGAAGTGTCTTATTGAAATTGCTTGGCTCAATCACCTCACCCCACAGGACGACGACCAACGGTGGAGCCGGGTGTCCTTTGACGTTCGTGGGTGTAGACCAGCGCAAAGCCCTTCTGTAAAGAGTGTCGGCATCACCGGACAACTTACCGGCTCTCGCGCTGACCTGATCATCTTTGATGACGTGGAAGTGCCAAGTAACTCTGCCACTGACCTGATGAGAGAAAAGCTGCTCCAGTTGGTGACGGAGGGTGAGTCCGTTCTTACACCTAAAGAAGACAGCCGCATCGTCTTCCTTGGCACGCCTCAAACCACTTTTACGGTTTACCGTACCTTGAGAGAGCGGAACTACAAACCCTTTGTGTGGCCCGCCAGGTATCCAAGGTCGATGGTCGGATACGAAGACATCCTTGCCGAGGACCTTCAAAAGGACATCGATGAAGAAGGGCTGGACAAGCTGTCTTGGCAGCCAACAGATACTCGCTTCTCGGAGATCAACCTACTTGAACGGGAACAGAGTATGAGTCGGAGCAACTTCATGCTCCAGTTCATGCTTGACACGTCCCTTTCGGATGCCCTTAAATTCCCTCTAAAGCTATCAGACTTTTCAGTACTTTCCCTTGACACAACAAGAGGACCGTCGGATCTGGTGTGGGGTGCTGACAAGGAGACCCTATTGGATCTACCAGCTGTTGCGCTTCCTGGGGACCGTTGGCATCGACCCAAAGCGACTGGTGAGTTCGTTTCTTGGACCGATACGATTACGGCTGTGGACCCCTCAGGCCGAGGAAAGGATGAGACCGTTTCCATGATCCTATCACAGATCAACGGTTTTATTTACATCCGAGACATCTATGCTACCCAGGATGGCTACTCCGACACGACCCTTAGAGAGATCCTGCGTCGCTCAAAGCAGTTCGGGTCCAAGACGTGTCTGATCGAATCCAACTTCGGTGATGGTGCCATTATGGAACTCTTAAAGAAGCACGCCCAAGAAATGAAGATCGGCATGGCCTTTGAAGAAAGCCGAGCCACAACAAGAAAGGAAGACCGAATCATTGACACACTGGAACCCGTCCTTAACCAGCACCGCCTTGTCATTGACCAACGCCTGGTGAACTGGGACTACCAGTCCAACAACGACATGGCCCCAGAAGAAAGACTGCCAAGAATGCTGATGTATCAGCTGACAAGGATGTGTCGGGAAAAGGGGGCCGTCAAACACGACGACCGAGTGGACGCTCTTGCTCTTGGGGTCAAGCACTTTCAAGACATCCTTGCCATCTCTTCTAGGGAGGCGTTGATCTCTGAGAAGCGTCAGGAGTGGAACAACATGCTCAACATGTTTATCGAACAGCCCACCCTTGCCACAGACATGTTAGTCGCTGGCCGCTCCTTTAATGACACAGAAATCCAAGGAGACACAACGGTTTATTCGTGGATTTCCTAAAAGGGTACTTCCTAAAACGGGAGGGGGTTAGGGGGAGGGACAAGGTAGACCTCTGAGGAAGCCCCGAAAGGGGCGCCCCGAAGACCAAGTTAGGACCCCCGCAGGGGGGACTGACGCGGAGCCGTCTGCTGGAACGTAATTGCGTGAGTCGGACGACTATGGCTAGACTTGTCGAGGCCGCCGAGTCCCGGAGCCCCTCTTGGGGGCGATGGGAGTCAAGGACCTTCGGAAAGACAAGTGGATCCATAGTTGCTCACTTTATTACTACGCTACAGCAGCCCCTAGCAGTAGCTACTATTACCTCTATCTACTTACCTACCCTCCACCTCACTCACCTACCACTTACTCACTCATCTACTAATGTCATCAACACGGCTGGTCTGGATTACACCCGACGCAGAGTCCATCATTACCTACTGTGCCCGTGTATCCAACCCAAAGTCCCAAGAAGAGAACAAGAGCCCTGAACGGCTGCTTAAGTATCTCATCAAGCATAAGCACTGGAGTCCGTTTGAGATGGCGAGTGCCTGTGTGGAGATAAATACTACCCGGGACATCAGCGCACAGATCCTTAGGCATCGGTCGTTCTCTTTCCAGGAGTTTTCCCAGCGGTACGCCGCCGTGGATCAGCCTTTGGAGGTTCCGGTGTGGAGGCGTCAGGACCTGACCAACCGACAGAACAGCATCGATGACCTGGACCTGGAAGCAATTGCTGAGGCAGACCAGCTCTGTGCCAACGTGATTAAACAATCAACGCTTGCGTATCAACGGCTGCTGGAGTTGGGTGTGGCAAAGGAGTGTGCCAGAAAGGTTCTTATCATCAATAGTCCTACCCGGCTTTACATGAGTGGGACGCTGAGGAGTTGGCTCCACTACCTTTCCGTAAGACGGAGCTGTGAAACGCAGCTGGAACACCGACAGATTGCGGAAGGCATTGCCAGCCTTCTTTGCAAAGAAGTCCCTAGCATCTTCAACGTTATTCAGGAATCCAATCATGATTGACCTTTCAGTTGACCAGGCTCGTAAAATCATTGCCGTGGCTCCAAAGGATAGCCCCTACTACCAGGAAGCGCAGAAGGTCCTATTTTCAAAGGGCTACGTTCCCGCTCCAATGAGGTTTGAAGATGATGCCCCACCTTGTCGTCCCGGAACTTAGGTCCATCTATGAGGTGACCAGTGGTTGGCCGGAGTGGGCCAGGCACCTAATTCTTGGACTGTTGGTTGCCGTTCAGGAACGGATGCTAACTAGAAGGATTGCTGAGGAAATTGATCAGTCAGTAAAGGAGCTGTCTCTTCCCCCTAGTGGGGTCGATCCTCCGGTGTATTCGGAATCTGGTGATGGCTTCTTTGATGAGATGAGGCTGACTGCCCCCTGGAAGGCCCGTGAAGCCCCCTCCGACTCCCCGCAGGTGTAAGCACACCTACGGCTCTTCGGAGGGCCCTTCTAGGCGCTTGTAGAGGGGTCCATAAATTTTGACACAAATTTTCAAGGTCCTTACGCCTAGTGCGGCGCCCCAACTACCCCCATAGGGGGGTCCGGCCAGTACATATGTACTACCGGGGGTGGGTGTTGTGTCCAGAATCGTGTCCAAGCGTGGTGTGGCCAGTCGAGAACCGTTGCAGCAGCTGGGGTTTGGCCCTGTTGCGTCATTGTGTGAAAGGCAGGTACGCAAGGATTGGACAGGGGTTCGGTGGTACAGGTGTACTAGTTTCAACCTGTGGGTGTGTGAGAACGATTCTCATTCTCAAGTAGCCTTTGTTATTGAGAATAGGATCTGTGATCTTCTCAATTAGATGTGCTTGTTGAGAATGTTACAGTTTGTTGCGATGGCTTGACCCAGAACCTCAGATGCCCTACCTTGTGTTCATCGGGGACAGGAGCCGTGGCGAACACAGGCCAACCTCACCCGATAGGATCAGAGCCATCCGTGCTATGATCCGCCCACTAGACCACACACACACACACACCAGACCATGAACGTCACAGCCACATCCACCAAAGCCGACATCATCGACGCTTCGATGGAGCTGATCACAACCCAGGATGAGCAGATCGCAGACCTTAAGCAAAGACAGTCTATCCTGATTGTCCTTTGCGTTATCCTGGGGACTCTGCTGATCCTGTCCTGACAATCACCGGCGGTTGTCTCAAAGGCCGCCACAACACACCACACCAAACACAACAGGAGCCACCATGTTCTACGTTTGCCGGATGACCGATACCTTTCAATGGGAAGGGCTGCGCTCGACAACTGATGAGGACTACGCTGAACAGATTCTAGACTACTATTGCAACCTGTGGCCTGAGGCTTACATTGACATTCTGACCTATGATGAGTATCATGGAGGTCCGGTCAAGTGGGCATCCATGGCAATAGACTGAACCACAAGCCACAAC